CACGTTAAACCCAGCAGTATTCGCACCAGACAAAGCACTAGCACCCACCGCAGTGTTGGTAGCCACAGCACCAGCACCTCTGCCGACTGTTACGCCCTGTACAGTGATGTCACTTGTAGTGGTAAGGGTGGTAATAGTTCCACCGCCAACAGCCATCGTCCCCGATGTGGACGGCAAAGTCACAGTCACAGTACCCGCTACCGCAGGTGCAGATAGCGTTACCGCCCCGCTTGTATCTCCATTTACAACAACGCTTGCCATAATTTTTCCTTATTGAACGACCCAGCGTGAACCGCTAGAAAGAGTTACCACCGCACCGCCTGATAGCGTTATCGGGCCTGCTGACATTGCTGAGAAACCAGCCGCTATCGTGTAGCTTGTAGCCACTGTTTGACTGTTCACCACAATCCCGTTGGAGGCAACAGGAACCCTTGCTTTAAATTCACCAGTGCTTGGCTTGTACAAAAGGGACGCATTGCCTGTGAACAGGGTGGATGCTGTTCCAGTCGTAGCGTTTGCAAACAGCGGGAATACATCGGTTGCTGTACTTGTGTCGTTGCTCAGTGCCGCACCGCCCACAGAAGCCCATGCAGTGCCGTTGTAGCCCTCAAACTCAAATGTAGTGGTGTTGAAGCGAAGCATTCCGCTTACTGGTGTAGGTCTCTGTCCAGTCGTTCCCTTGCTGATGGTTAATGCACCAGTGGAGGAGAATGTGGAATCGGCGCTAGCAGTTAATGTTGTAAATGCACCAGTGGTTGCTGTTGTAGCACCGACAGTGCCGTTGATGTTGATTGATGCTGTGCCGGTTAAGTTAGTGACCACTCCGCTTGAAGGCGTTCCAAGCGCAGGCGTTACCAAAGTAGGGCTGGTGGCCAAGACCATGCTGCCCGTGCCCGTAACAGAGTTGGACAAGGTCACGCCACCGTAGGTCAAGGCCCCCGCCATGTTGGTGGTAGTGCCCACAAACAAAGCTTTGGCAATGCCGACACCGCCATCCGTCTGAATGGAGCCCGTGGTCGTGCTGGTGGAGTCCGTTGTGCTGTCCACGGTCAACGCGCCGGTCAGCGTCTGATTGCCGCCAGCGGTAATGTTGCCGGCCAAGAAGAAGTTACGCGGGCGCGTGGCACCACTTGCACCAATGTCGTAGGTGTTGTCGGTAAAAATTAAGTTGCTGGTGATTGTGCTGTTGATGGTCAACGTGTCAGCAGATGAGTCGCCCACAGTCACGTTGCCATTCAAATTCACGCCGCCAGTAAGCGTCAGCGTGCCACCAACCGACAAATTGCCGCCAACAGTAGCAGCACCAGCCAGGAACAAGTTACGCGGGCGCGTAGCGCCCGAGGCACCAATGTCAAAAGTGTTGTCGGTGAAAATTACGTTGCTGCCAATCGTGCCAGGCACGGTGATCAAGTCACCAGAAGCGTTGCCCAAGGCAACAGTGCCGTCTAGGGTGGTTGCGCCAGACGCATTGAGCGTGGTAAACGCGCCAGTTGAAGCAGATGCAGCGCCAATAGTTGCGCCGTCAATCGTGCCGCCATTGATGTCAACAAAGTCAAACATCTGAACGACGTTTGTGCCGTCCACATACAAATGTGCTTTGCGGCCAGTAGGAACGGTAATGCCCGTGCCAGCACTGGTCTTAACCGTAATACTCTGACCACCGGTCGTGTTGTTTTGAACAATGTATTGCTTTTGGATGGTAGGAACTACCAGCTCGCGAGTGGCGGTCAAGCTACCGAACGCGGAAGTTACATTCAGGACCAAGGCACGAGCAGCTTGGGCTGCATTGCTGTTTGTGATGCTAATAGTCAGGTTGGCATCAGACGTGTAGTCAGGATTGCCCAGACCAATGACAGCCTGCTCAAATGCTGTACCCAAGTTAGTATTTGTGATGGTGCCCCAAGTTCCCGAGTTCTCACCCGTGCCCATCAATTCAATCTTGAGATTACTTGAATAGGTGCTTGCCATGTTATTCCCTTTACGTTAAGACTTGAACCCAAGTCACCGTGTTTCCGTCATTGACAACGACCCAGCTACCCGACTGTGAATCATTCACATTTTGCCAGTTAGGCGTCTGATTGTCATCTATTACACTCCAAACAAGTACGGTTCCCATCTGCCCCTGAGCAGAAACGCCAGTAACGCTGACATCCGCTCCAGCGCCTGCTGTGACCGTTCCAACCGATGCTACTGCTTGCAGGCCAGTTACTGGGGTGTTTGCGCTGGCGTTAACCGTTGCAGTGCCAAGGACACCCGTGGCACTTACCCCAACAAGAGTGACGTTGGCGTCCGCTTGATGGTCAACTGAACCCACTTGGCCTACGGCTTGGACCCCTACGGCAAACACGTCCGCGTTCGCGGCCACTGTGACATTGCCCAAGGCCATCGTGCCTACTAGGCCCGTCACCTGCACGTTCACGTCACACACTACAGTGACGCCGCCAACCTCACCCGTGCCGCTTACCCCTGTAACGCTGACATTGGCCTCACCGATAACCGTAGCCTGGCCCAAAAAGGCCGTGGCGCTTACCCCAGAAACTAAAACAACCGCGTCAGCGGTCACTACCACAGAGCCTACGGCCCCAGTAGCTTTGATGTCAAGAACACCCTCTCCCCAAGGCTGTTCGCCCCAGCCTACGCCGGACGCATTCCAGCCTTGAAAGGCAACAACGACATCAGCCACATGTGCTCCTTATCAGGCAATGCGGATGATGGCGTTGGTGGCATCGTTTGTTGGGAAGATGATGGTGAACGTGCCACTGGTGGACGTCTTTGCACCGCCAAAATCCAAAACACAAACAGTTGGGTCACCCGCAGCCGTGTCGTTGTAAATCAATGCACCAAAGGCCGTAATAGTGGCACTTGTAAACGACAAGTCAGCAAAGTCCGTGAACGCAGTGGTTCCCGTAGACGATGGCGTGACGTTGGTCAGTGCGCCGCCGCCCGCCACATACGAGCCTGAAGCGGCCACCTCGTTGGTAGCCGTGTAGGTGGTCGTTGCCGCAGTAAACGATGCACTGTTGTCGTACAAAGCCAGCTTGAAGGTATTACCCGTGCTGGTTGTGAAATTGTGTACACCTTTCATCAGCTCCACTTTGAAGCTGGTGCACATGAAATTGCCTGAAAATGCCATTTTTAATCTCCTAACAAATGAACTAAGTCGGGGTGACCTGCCTCGCGCAGGCGCAGGGCAATAGTTGCTCGGTCCTGTTCAACCGCCTCTTTCAAATAAAACGCTACAACATGCTTGACGCTGTCCTTGAAAGCTCTTGCTTGGGCCTGCACCGCTGGGTGCGACTGGTCCCCGACATAGATGATCTTGTCGGCAGCGCGCGCGGCCAGCTCTTCTGGCGTCCAACCGCGCTTTTGCGTGGTCTCGACAAAGACGCTGCCTACGTGTACAGGTGCCGGTGCTGTAATCATGGTCCAGGTGAATCCGATTTAAGTGGAATACGCAGCATACCGTCACGATACTCGTCACGGCGGCGACGGCCCTGTTGCTCTGCGCCCAAACCTTGAATGGCCTCTTTGTAAGCCCCACGGAAGTACTGCATCATTTCAGCAGGTCCCTTTGTGTAGCTGTAGGCTTGAATCAAGCACGCATATAACAACGCCTCAGGTGCATTATTACTGATCCAAGTGGTTGGATTGGCCGACGACAGCTGCGTGGGACGATAAATATAGCCCAGCTCCACGCTGTAACTCTGGTTCGGCGTGGGAGCAATGTAAAACGTGTTCTGGTCCCACACGGCATAGTATTTGGGCGTGCCCTGCGTGGTGCCGTTGGGCCAATACTCTTTCATGAAAGACGTGTCTCGGAAGTCCAAGAACAACTGTTCGCCACTGGTGGGCGTCAGAATTAAGTACCGATGCGTCAAAAGGTCAGTAGGGGCAGTCAGAAACCTGTTGCCTTGGGTCATGCTGCCTGTTACCTCCAGCTTGAACACATCCAAGTCAATCTCGCGAAGAATCTGGTTCTCCGCCATGGTGATGAAGGTATCTATTACTGCACTGGTAAACACGTTACTGTTTACCTCGGTGTAGTTTCGGATGTTGGTGACAAGTTCGTTGTAGGTCATGTAATACTCACAGTCACTTTGCCAACAACGCCTTGCGCAATAAGCGCTTGGTCTTGAATATACGGCTGCATGTTGGTGCCGCCTCGAACACTGCCGAAACTCTGGAACGCCGTAAAACCTGGTGCGCCAACAAAGACGGACACAGGTTCAATGCGATCGGGGCGCGGATCGCGCAGTGCAATGGCGTCTCCGTTGTAGCGAAGGGGCTCAAGCTGGGGTTCTTTTGGCTCGTAATCGTCGGGGCACACCATAAACCCGCGCCAGTTCTTGCGCAGGTTGTTGTACTTGTACCGCTGCCCGCAGTAATCGCACAAGCCGTAGGAATATATGCCGGTTGCAAATGCCATGTCATACCCCCAAGTCCGGTACGAACTGCACGCTGGCGGTGTCTCGGTCTTCCATTGCTGCGCGGAGGAAGTCCTCCTCGTAGATCGTTTTCAAAGCCGCAACTCGGTCAGCAGCAAACTTGAGCGATAGGTAGTACGCAAGGCCTGACGCCAAACAAGGTAAAAACCTAAAATTGACGTCAGAAGTGTTTGTGTAGACACCGGCGTCTTGGATGCGACGAATGCGGTAGTACACAAAAGTGTAGTTCTGGTCCGCTGCCGGATAAAAATACACCTTTGGGACGTTGGTGCGCTCTACATAAAACTGAGCAGGGCGAGCCTGCGTGGTTTTGTCAGGCACGTTAAGGTAGTCTTCCCGGCTGATACGCTCAATGTAGACGTCCGTGTTGATGCCTTGGTTGTTTTGCCGAATAATAGCCTCTAACACATTGACCACGTCAGTCGGCAACGAAATGCTGCTGGTCCCCTGCACTAGGGCAAAAGTAGCCTGCTCAATGGTCCACAAATTCAACCCACGATTGGCCCAATCAAGAAACAACAAGTTGAGCGAGCGACGTGCCGACGTAAGTTGATACCCAGCGGTCGGCCGCATGCCGCAGCGCTCAAACGCCTCTTCGATTAAGTCATCAATCGACAGGTCAAATGTGGTTGTGTTGGAGGTGGTCATTTGCTGTACAAGTTGTCAAATGTCGCTTGTGCATCCATATACGAGTCATCCTGCTCCGCACAATGTATCCACTGACCAGGCTTAAAATCAGGTGCCCCTTCCCCTGTTTGCCAAAACGCAGGGCTTGTGACCCTAACGCGATTGTTTGGCAATGCCACAATATTGCCTGTCCACTTGCCTGCATCCGTTAAAGTCAAAACATGACTTTGTTTGTGCTGTGCAGGGCAGTCAGCCACTTCGCTCTCTGTGTAGTCCACCGTGAACATGTATCTTCCGGTGTAAAACTCTCCGTCGATTTTGCATAACCACGGGCTAGGGCTTGTGCGCGCAAATTTTATT